CAAACTGGTGATGCTTCATTCTATGATAAGCCAGTAAATATATTCCGCGCTTATTTAGAGTCAATCATTGCTGCGCTGTCTGTCACTGTTCCTTCAATAAACTGCGCGCCCGATGATGCAGATAATCCTCTTGATATCTCAACTGCTAAGGCAGGGGATACTATTGCAGAGTTAGTTTACAAACATAATGATGTTACATTACTTTGGTTGCATGCTCTCTATATTTTCTGTACTGAAGGATTAGTTTGTGCGTATTCCTATCCAAAAGAAGATAAAGCCTATGGAGAATATGAGAAGAATGAATATGAAGATATTGAGCAAGAAGTAGCTAAGCAAATTTGTCCTATTTGTAAGACAATGCTCGCGGATAAAGAATTATCTAATCAAGAAAGAGATGAATTCGCTCCTGATGATTCTGATATACTTGGACATGATTTATTGAATCAAGGAATGGATTTCTGTCCCCAGTGCTTGCAAACTATTGAGCCAGAATTACAGGTTGAGAAGATTATAGTTCCTCGACTTGTAGGAATTACAAAGCATCCTAAAACAAGACAATGTATTGAAGTTTATGGTGGTTTGTACGTTAAGGTTGCGAATTACGCAATGAAACAGGCGGATACACCATACTTAATTTTCTCTTATGAAACTCACTATTCTAATGTTCTTGAAAGGTATCCTTTCTTAAAAGATAAGTTTAAGGCTAGTTCTGCTTCTACTAAAAGTTCTGGAATTTATGACCCATATGAAAGATGGGGTCGCCTTTCAACACAGTATTATGGTGAGTATCCTCTTAATACTCCAACTGTACGCAATGCTTGGCTTCGTCATGCAGCATTCAATGTTCTTTCGGATGAAGATGATATAGAGGAGTTAAAGAAACTTTATCCAGATGGTTCAAAGGTAGTTCTAATTAATGACCAATTTGCTGATGCAGAAAATGAATCACTAGATGATTGTTGGACATTAACACATAATCCCTTGAGTGATTATTTACATCATGATCCAATGGGATTACTTCTTACCTCGATTCAAGAAATTACTAATGATATTATTTCTTTGACTCTTCAAACTATTGAACATGGTATTTCACAGACATTTGCTGATCCAAATGTGCTGAATTTTGACCAGTATAGACAAGTTGAAGCGACTCCTGGGATGATTTTCCCTGCAAAACCTGCTAGTGGAAAATCTCTTGGTGAAGCATTTTATGAGTTGAAAACTGCTAACTTGTCTGGTGAAATTCTGCCCTTCATGATGAAGATTGAAGAAGCTGGTCAATTAGTATCAGGAGCATTACCAAGTTTATTTGGTGGCGCGCAACCTAATAGTTCTAAAACTGCCGCGCAATATTCCATGTCGCGCGCACAAGCAATGCAGCGTCTTCAAATTCCCTGGAAGATGCTTACAGTTTGGTGGAAGCAAATTTTTGGTAAGGTAATTCCTGCTTATATCAAGTGTGTAGTTGAGGATGAGAAGTTTGTTAAGAAATCTAAAGCAGGTAACTTCGTTAATGTATTTGTTCGTAAGGCAGAACTACAAGGAAAGATTGGTAATATTGAGCTTGAAGCAAGTGAACAATTACCAATAACTTGGGCGCAGCAAAAAGATATTATAATGCAAATGTTGCAGGCTTCCAATCCAATGGTAATGCAGGCACTTACTTCACCGGAAAATTTACCATATATTACTGAAGCAATTGGTCTTAGACAGTTTGTTATTCCGGGGGAGGATGATAGAACTAAGCAATATGAGGAAATTCAACTTCTTGTTGAATCACAACCAATAGAAGATCCAAGTGGAATGGAACCAATGGTTCCTTCTGTTGACATTGAACCAATGATAGATAATAATCAGATTCATTCTGATATTTGTCGTGGTTGGTTAGTTTCTGAAGCAGGGCGTCTAGCTAAGATGGAGAATCCTGCTGGATATCAGAATGTAATGTTACATATGCAACGTCACGTAAAAGTAATGCAGGTTATGTCTATGAATGCTGCACAAGAGACACAACCTCAACAGAAAGAAAAACCAATAGCAGCACAGGTGAAACAACGTGGCCAACTCTCCTAATGAAATAGTTAAGGATATTGTTCCTCCTACTGGAGAACAAACTTATGATCTTCTTGCTGGAGAAGATTTACCAGTTGAAGGTGAAGAAGATGAAAAAATAATCACTGAAACTGAAAAGGAAAATAAAGTAGAGAAGAAGGGAACTAAAGAAAAAGAAGAAGAAGAAGAATCTGAGAAAGAAGAAAAGCCAGAAGAACCAGAATTAGAACTAGAGGACGAAGAAAAGGAAATACCAGAGGAAGAATTAGAACTCGTAACTCCAGTAAGGCGAAAGGAAATTCTTGCAGCTTTTCCAGATTTATTTAAGAAGTTCCCTTATTTGGAGAAGGCATACTATCGAGAACAGAAATACACAGAGATTCTTCCAACATTAGAAGATGCGCGCTCTGCTGTTGAGAAATCGCAGGCATTGGATAACTTTGCTGCACAATTATTGCAAGGTGATCCGCGCACTGTTCTTAAAGAAGTTGCATCTGATAAGGCTGCATTTGGTAAGTTGGTAGATAATTATTTACCAGCTCTCTTTGAGACTAATCAGGATGCTTATTTTCATGTGATTGGAAGCGTTGTAAAGCCTCTCATTTTTCAAATGGTGAGTGAAGGTAAGAGAAGTAATAATGAAGCACTTCAAGCGGCGGCTGTTATTCTTAATCAATTCGCTTTTGGTACATCTGAATATGCGCCGCCAGCACCATTTAGTAAGGAAGTTCCAAAAGAAGAAACAGGATTACAGCAAGAGCGCGCAAAATTTGTAGAGGAAAAGTTCAATTATGCGCGCAATGATTTGGCTACCAAAACTAGTAATGCTCTGAAAACTACAGTAGACGCCCATATTGATCCAAAGGGAGTAATGACCTCTTATCTCAAATCTAAAGCAACTAAGGATGCTTTAGAATTTGTAGAAAGTACTTTAGTAGGAGATACAAGATTCAGAGCAATTATGGACAGATTGTGGGAGAAGGCATTTGATTCTAACTTCTCTCCAAGTTCTCTTAGTGCAATACGTTCAGCTTATCTATCAACAGCAAAGACTGTGTTACCACAAGCAATCTCCAGAGCAAGAAATGATGCCTTAAAGGGATTGGGGCGAACTCAAAAAGTGGATGAAGAAGAAAAAGATAAGCGTGGACCAATAACACCGGGCAGAGCTGCTAGCCCTTCAGGTAGTGGCAAAAAAGGTGAAATTCAAAAGGGCGAAAGAACGATAGACTTTTTAATGAGGGATTAGTCATGGCTGTAGCTGCTATAAGAACTGTGTCCAATGTTTTTACTGGGGATATTACTGCCGAAGTATCGTCGGCGGCAGCGACAAATACATCAAGCCCTGGTAAAATAGATATTGTGACGCTATCTTCAGGTGCAAATACAATTACTCCACCGAGTAGTGCGCGCGCTTGTACCATCATTCCCCCTTCCAGCAACACAACTTTAATTACGTTGAAGGGCGTAGCAGGTGATACAGGCATTGTGTTACATTTGACTGATCCCACGTCAATTGCAATTAATTCAGCGTCTAGCACCTTTGTTTTAAGTGCTGCAGCACAATTGGCGGGTGTTAGACTCATTTGGAGTTAACAAAGTGGCACTAACCGAATCACAGGTAACTGCGCTAGAATTAGAGCGGGTTATCCCTAAAGTTAGAGTTGTTTTTGAGAGGGATGACAAATTCTACGCAAACATTAAGAAAAGGGACGTAGAGAAAATCTCAAATCGTCAGATGCGTATTCCATTAGAACTTCGTCCCGGTGGCTCCTTTCAGTATTTCAATGCTGATGGTGGCGATTTAGGGCGTGGTGGTGGACCGACATTCGATAAAGCTGTACTTACTGCGGTATTCATGTCAGAGAATATCGAGTACACTAAGCTAAGTCAATGGGCTACTGACGATGACCGTAAATCAATCGTTAACTCTGTGCGTCGTTTGACTGCGACAGCATTAGATGAACTTCGCAGACAATTAGATGCACAGATGATGCAGAGTGGTAATGGAGTTATTGGAACTATTACTACTGTTGCAACTGCGGCAGGTGTTGATACTTATACTTTTACTACAGATGGCTTTGGCGCGCGGTTGATGCGCTTTGGTCAGACTGTGCAGGTATTTGATACAACTCTTGCAACATTGCGTGGTAGTGGAACCATTACTGCATATGATGTTGAGAATAAAACTGTTGATGTGACTCCCGCAATCGCTGGTGCTGTTGCTACAGATTTAGTCGTTACAAATGGCCTTAGCAGCCCATCTTCATTACCAGGATTGTTTGGAGTTCCATATCATCATTCTAATGCTTCTACTGGTACTTGGCTTGGATTTTCTCGCAGTTCAACTCCTGAAATCCGCGCCAATAGAGTTAATGGTGCCAGTTCTGCATTGACGTTGCCGCTTCCACGATTGGCAATTAACAAAATTGGCAATCGAATTGGACAGGACAACAATTTTAGTCCTAATGCGTGGATGCACCCTTGTCAGATGCAGGCTTATGAAAACATCGGTCAATCCGTATCGATTATTCAGAAGCAGGCAAAGAGTGAGGGGTTGAATCTGTATTTTGGTGACAATATGCAGTTTGCTGGTTCTCCAGCAAAGCCATCTTATAATTGGGATAAGACTAGAGTTGACTTTGTAACTGATGAAGTGTGGGGACGCGGTGAGATTCTTCCCATTGGATTCTATACAACCGATGGTAGGAAAATCTTTGAAATCCGCGGTCCTTCTGGTGGTGTAGCAACGGCTGATATCTTCTATATGGTGGTGGGTATGCAGACATTTGTGACTAATCCTGCTGGCTGCGCCTATATAGATGCGTTGGCTGTTCCATCTGGTTATTAAGGGAGGTATGAGAAAATGAGTGACCTTAATCATCAGAATTTTGCTACAGTCCAGAGCAGTTTGCAGCCCCAGCCTGTTACTTTGGCTTCTGCTGCAACAGTTGCACCTACTACGTTCCTGACGTTTATTACAGGAACGGTGCAGATCGGAACAATCAC